TGTTGTCGTCCGGCCGCTGGCCGGTCCAGATCTCCCACTCGCCCTCGACCCCGACGTCAATCCCCATCAAGCCCTTGAAAGTCGAGGGGGCGTGCATGTCGAGATAGGGCAGGCGCACGACGGCGGCGGCCGACAGGTATTCGTCGTCGTTGGCGCCGCCGTAGAGGTAGAGATCGTCGCCCGAGCGCAGCCACACCCGCCCGTCGCAGACGCAGGCCCAGTCGGTGACGAAGCCCGGGCGGTATTCCGTCCAGGCTTCGATCTGATTGCCCGGGAACCAGGAGCGCACGTAGATCCGGTCGCCCACGAAGACCCATAGCCGGTTCTCCTCGGGCTCGACCAGGGTCAACGCCTTCAGCTTGGTCTCGGGGGTCAGGGTGGCGATGTAGGGCGCCAGCTGCTTGTCGACCTCGGGGGACGCCTGGGACGTTTTCGACCGCCCGGAATAGATGTCCTTGGGACTGATCTTGCGCAGGCCGCGGGTGGACAGGAAGAAGACGTCGCCGTCGGGATAGCCAGTCGCCGCGCGTGGCGCGATCAGGCCCAGGCCCGTGACCGTCTGGATCCGGCTGTTGTTCACCGGGTCGGACACGACGTGCCATAGCTGGACAGCACGCTGCGAAAACACAGCGAGGCTGTCGTAATAGAGCTCGACGCCGACGAGGTCTTCGAACCCAGTCGAATGGGTCGACATGTCGATGAAGCCGGCGCCGGTTTCGGTCTCCTGCCACTTCGTGGGGTCGCCGGTCTTGCAGAAATTCAGGTTCGAGCCGGTGACGACATAGACCTTCTCGCCCAGGGTCTTGACGGCGGCGCCGCCCTTGAACTTGACGGGGTCAACGGTCTCGGTCGCCACCTGCCAGTCGGGCACGCGCGCGCCATTGAAGAAGTGGACGACATCGGCGGTGTACTGACCGAGCGCGTAGAACTGGCCCTGGAAGGGCTCGACGTCGATCAGGTCCGTCATGGCCGCGCCGGTCGGGTGGACCAGGCGCTGGTAGAAGACGCCGGTCGGCAGCGGCGCGGGCGTCGGGACGGAGCCGAACACGTAAAGGTCCGCCGCGATGGCCGCCAGGCCGAAGGTACCGGCGGGCAGGGTGGACTGCTTCACGAACGCCTTGCGGACTTCCAGCTGACCGCCGGATGTCAAGTGGACGTCTTGGCCTATCGACAGCGTGCCCGGCTGGGACGCGAAGATCGGCGAGCGCGTATCGACGCCCGCTTTGAAATTCGAGATCAGGTAGGGGATAGCCATCAGCGGCGTTCGACGCCGACGATGATCTTGTCGCGGAACCCGACGCGGGCGGGGCTGTCCTCGCCGCCGGACGCCATGTTGATCTTGCGACGGGCGCCCTTCTCGCGCAGCTGCAGCGTTTTCTTGTGCTGCTCCGCGCGCGCCAGGATCAGGTCGGCTTCCTTGTCGCTGTTGCGGCGCGCGACCTGGGCGGCGGAGAACAGGACCACCAGGTCGGTGTCGAGCAGGCAGCGATCGCTTTCGTCCACCAACGGGACGAAGGGCGCCTTGTAGACAAAGCGCAGAGTGGAGACGTTCGACGCGGGCATGGGCCACACTTCGAACTGGGTCTGGTTGTAAGGGCGCCACTTCTGGACGGGGTCGGTGCGCACGCCCAGGTCTGAATTGAAGGCGTTGTAGTCCTCGGGATCTAGGTCATCGGCCACGGGGGTCCAGATGTTCCCCCACTTGGCGTACATCTTGATGATGTTCCCGAGCGCGGCGCCATTCGGATAGTCGTAATACCGCTGGCCGGCCTGGACCGGGACGTCGGTGTCGGCGCCCCAGCGGCGCAGGTCACGCCAGTTGTTGTCGCTATAGAGCCGGCGATACTCGCGGCGGATCCGGGCCTTGATGTGCTCACGGAAGTTCTGCCCGGCCGCCGGGGAGGCGACCTGGCCGACCTCATACTGCACTTCTTCGATCAGGGTCGCGAGAGTATCGCCGGTCGACATGGCTTAGGCTTTCTCGAGGGCCTTGGCCGCTTTCGCGGGCGCGGCGGCCGGCGGATCGTCGGCGAAGAAGTCTTCCTCGTCGTCCTCGGGCGGCGGGGCTTCGTCCTGCAGCGTGTCGGCGGCCGCGGCCATCTCGGCGGCCTTGCGGCGCATCTCGTCGGCGGCGATGCGCGGGTCGATGCCGATTTCGGCGAGCGTGGTCGGCAGGCGGGCCATCGGGCCCCACAGGTGATCGACGACCGAACCGGCGTCGTCGGTGCCGGCGCCGTCATAGACAGCCCGCAGACGCTCACGCTCGCCCTCGAGGGCGCGGTCATTGCGCTCGTCGTCCGGGTCCAGTTTGGCGGGGCGCACGCCGGTCACGGAGCCCTCGCCGTGGATGCGGGTCAGCACCGCGATCTCGGGCACGGTGACGAGCTTGTTGGCGACGACGTGGTTCTTGCTGCCGCCGAGTTCGACGGTCACGAAATAATGGCGCATTGGGCCTCCGTTGGCGATTGGTGGCCGATGATAGCCGAAAGAGGCTTGACTGGCTACTGTGACCTACGGCGCCGCCACGCCCCCACTCTCGGTGAGGGGGTGGGGGTCAATATCCCAGGGCGGCGATCTTGGCCTGGATTGTGGTCGCCACGATGCCCGCCCCCGAAAAGCCCGCGCCGTTCACCGTGTCAGAGATGTGGGTGTTATCTCCAGACCAGCGCAGCGACCGAGGAATCTGGCCGCCAGCCACGTCCGCCAGGTCGTTTGCGGACCCGTCGTTCGCCGCCTGAAGGGCCGGCAGAAGGTCGAGGTAGCGCGAACCGTAGGTTGACGACAGGCTCGCATTGATCGCCATGCGGCTGGCGTAGTCCGTTTGACCCGAAGCGGCGTCATTGCCGGTCGTAGGCGTCACGCCTACCACGATGATCCGACCCGTCTTGCTCCAGGCCACCGCCGTCGCAGCGTCCGAAATCACAGTGGCCGAAGCGGAGACGTTGTTTTTTCCCGCCCAATAGATTTCGGAACCGTTGGTCAGGAAGTCGTCGGACGTGAAGCGGGCACGGATTTGCGAGCTGGTCTCGCCCGACACGCCGCCGTTATACACCAAGCGGCCAAGGGCAGTTTGCAGGGTCTTGACCCACGGGTTGTTCATCTGGCCCACGCCGCCGGAGCCCACCCCATAGGTCAGGCTGTCGCCGAAAGCCCCGACGGGCGCCATGATCGTTTGTAGAAATTCCGTCACCGCGTCGGATAGAGCCAGCACATCGGCCGGACGTAGACCGTAGCCGACATAGGCGAACGAGATTTGCTCAGACCCATAGTTGGCGTTGTCCTTCAGCAACATAATGTTGCCGTTGGAAAGCGACGTGGATGCCGTCGAGAAGGCGGCGACCTGGCGGCGATTATTGAAAATCCGCTTGTCCGTTGAGCCCAGCCGCACAATCGACATTAGGGCCGGAATAACCGTTGTTTGACCCGTTACAGCGTCGGTGCCGCCTCCATCATTGATGTAGCCCACAGACGCATTGGTGGTCGAGTTTCGGGCGACAAGGCGCATATTGCCGCCGCTCGCGCCTTGACCAACCAAGCGGTTATTGTTGGGGGCAGTCCCTTCGCGAATGGTGGGATCATTGCAGAACACGCCGACACTGGCGCTGTTCAGCTCCCAATTCGTGCCGGTGAAGGTGGTCGGATTGATGCCGGTGTCGAGATAGCCTGTTGAGCCATCTCCCCGAACCCCAAAGCCCTTTGTGAAGGTGAGCGACCCACCCGCTACGAGATCCGACCGGCGCTTGCACCCGAGCTTGTAGCTCGCCGAACTGCCCAAGGCGAGCAACCAGAACTCGTCAAGTTTGCCCCAGACACCCGCCGCCTTGACCCGGCGAAACAGAAGGTCAACCGCCCCATATTCAACGGACGATAGATCATAGCCGGCCGCTGATGCGCGCAAGGCATAGGTCGAGGCGTCAGGATCAGCACGTCCGTTGACGGCGTCACGCAAGTCTCCACCATTGTAGGTCGTCGGCAGCAGCGCCATCGCTATCGCCTCGTGTCGATGAAGCGGGTGTTAGGACCGATCACGCGCGACAGCCCGATGATCGTGAAGTCGAAGATCGCCCCCACGCCCTGTATGCGGGTGATGTGGCCCGGCCCGCGGCCACCGACACGGACGGCCATTTAGACGCCGTCCCCGGGTGTCACCGAGACAGAAGTCGTCGAGGACGACGTAATGACCGCCATATACGGGCAGAGCTTCGCGTCGATCGTCAGAACTTCGACGGCGCCGGCGGGCAGGGGGAGGGAGGCCGCGACGGTCGCAACGACGGTCGCGGCCCCGAATTCCATGTAGGCGGTGCTGCCCCCGGTGTTGACCAGGCGGACCTGGATCCAACCCGCCGCGGCGCCGCTGGGCTCGCCGGCGATGGCGGCCGACCCGCTCGTGGTTGTGGCGACGATGGTCGTCGTCGAAGCGGGAATGGGCCTGAAAGGGAGCATGTCAGCCTATCGTGCAAAGAGGAGCCCCCAGGCCGCTAGGCCCGGGGGCGGGTAGGATTAGCCCGCGAACTGCGGGGCGCCCTTGAAGGACGGGTCGGTCACGAGCACGAGGATCTCGTAGACCTTGGCGCCGTCCGGGGCCGAGTTCGGGACGTAGGTGCCGCGGACGTCCGCCGTGGTGGCGGTCGAGGCGGTGTAGGGCGACAGGCCGCCCACAGTCGTGCCGGCGGTCGGCTTGGCGAGCGCTTGGAACTCGGCCGCCACCACGCCCGCATGCGGGATGTAGAGCGGCAGGCCCAGCACGTTGCCGAAGCCGATCTTGACGTTGGCAGCGGCCGCACCGGAGTTGGTGATGCCGGTGATCGACTTGAACGCCTTTACGCCCGCGGCGACGCCGGCGTTGGCGCCGGTGATGGTCTCGACCATCGTCGCGCCGTACTCGTCCTTGCCGGTCACCGTGAAGGTGATGCCGGTGTCGACACCCGACGAGGTGATGATGACGTTCCGGGGAACGTCAAACACCTGGCCGGCGGAGAGCAGGGTGATGGCGCCCGTGGTCGCCAGGGCGGCGTTCGCGCGGAGCGAAGCGTCGTTGGTGGCGATCGGCGCGCCCAGGTTGACCTGAACCGGATAAGCGTAGACCGCGTTGTTGATGCCGTTGACGACTAGGCTGACCTTGTCGGCGGCGAAGGGGGACGACGCATCGAGACCCGCGGCGTCCAGCTGCAGGCGGAACGCGGCGCTGGCGGGCAGGGTGTTGGTCCCCTTCCAGGTGATGGTGATCACCGTCGAGGAGGTGAAGGCGATCGTGAAATCGGTCGGGGCCGAATAGACCTTCCCGGCCACGACCAGCTTGTGGTTCTTGCCGCTGTTGAAGCTACCGAGACGGGTGCCGGTGGGATAGCCCGTGGTGAAGGTGCCCGACGTCGCGACTGCAGACGAGAGCACACCGGAGAGGTTGGCGAAGGACATGTGCTGGGTTCCCTGGTCTTAGGCGGCTTCGTAGACGCCGTGGGCGTTGGCCTTACGCAGCACCATGGCGCCGGTGTAGGTCACGCCGCGGTAGAGGACGTACTGGGCGGCGGGGCGGGCCGGCGAGTGCTTCTTCATGTCCTCGTCTTCCATCACGTACATGTGGAGGTGACGGGGGTCGATGAAGTAGGCGAAGTTGGTGCGGCCCAGGTCGTCGAGGGTCGGATCGTAGGTGATCGAGCCGACGCCCTTCATCTGGATGTCCGGCGAACCGATGTCGGTCGTGCCGTTGTTGATGAAGCCGGTCTGGGTGTAGTAGCCCTTCTCGTGGACTTCGGCTTCCAGCTTCTCGATGAAGCCCGAACCCGCGATCACCAGCTTGGGCTGACCGCCGTAACGGCGCAGCTGACGGACTTCCTTGCGGAGGGTCTTGGTCAGGGTCTGCGCGGAGGTGGACGAGGTGATCTTGTTGGCGCCCACGAGCGAGCGGTTGCGCCACCAGGTGTTGGTCGAGCGGTCGATGCCGGCCACGACGCCCGTGGTCGGGTCATCGGCCAGGAAGTAGGTCACGCCCGGGAAAATCTTGGCCGAGGCCGTGCCGTCACCCCACATGATCGAGTTCATGGAGCGGGCCATGCCCTCGTCCATGTCCTCGAGCTTGTCCTCGAGCAGGTTCGAGATGGCGGTCATCTCGCGGCCCGAGTGGTTCGAGGTGCCCTCGCCGGTCGTGGTGTCGCTGATGCTGATGCCGTCGTTCTTCAGTTCGGTCAGCGTCAGCGAGATGCCGGCGTGGAGTTCCTTCCACGGCATGGTCCACTGGCGGATGTTCGCCGGGTTGGCATAGCTGACCACGTCGTCATGGGAATAGCCCATGAAAGCCGTGGTGTAGTCGGCCTTGACGTTGGCCTTGATCTCGCCCCGACCACCCGGGAACGTCTTCTGGGACGAGCGCATCTGCTTGAGCAGGGGCTTGTCCTGGATGGTCTGGGAGAGGGGTTGGCCCTTGATGTAGAAGTCAAGGGCGGCGTTGGTGATGTTCTCGAGTTCTTGGGCGCTGAAAGCCACGGGAGGTCCCTAAGAGGAAGGCCCCTAGCCGTTGACCGCCTGAAGGATCGCGTCTTTCAGAGAGCCGGGCCGCGGGGACACGTTGGAGGGCGTTCGGCCGCTCTCGGGTCCCCGGCGCATCTCGGGCTTAGGCGGGATGGCCCGGCGCATGCGCTGGGTCACCTCGTCGTAGGCCCGCTCGGCTCTGGCGACTGCTTCCTCGGGCGTCTTGGGGTAGCCCTCGGTCGCGTTCCACAGCTGCACGCGGTCGACCACGAAATCGGCCTTCCCCGCGAAGTCAGGATCCTTGCTCGCTCGCTGGCTTTCCCAGGCCGCAACCGCGCTGATGCACGCCTGCGTGTGTCGCTGGGCCTGGTCCGCGGTGGACTCGGCCTGGCGTTGCTCGTCCGCCTGGGCTTGCCTTTCGGCCAACCGGGCAGCGCGGGCGTTCGCCTGCGACAATTCCAGGGCGCGGTCCTCGGTGATCCGGCCTTCCTCGACATCCGCCTTGAGCGGGTCGGGCAGGCGAAGACCAAGTTGGTCGTCGAGCTCGAACAGGACTTGAAGGACTTCCTTGCGGGCGCCTTCGGGGTCCTGCTTGACGAGGGCGCCGATCTTCATCAGCCTGACGAACTCGTCCGGGACGATCTCATTCGTCCGCAGGAACTGGTCCACCACCTGATACTGGTCGTGCCCGGTCTTGAACTCGGCGGCTTGCGCCTGGAATTCCGTCAGCTTGCCCTTCAACTCCTTGTTGTCGGACAGCAGACGTTTGAACCTGGGATGCTTCCCGAACGGGAGCTTGTCGATTTCCTCGGGCGTGAACTCCTCAGAGTCTTCGGCCTTGGTCTCGGCGGCTTCCTGCTTCTCGGGATCCTGGGGCGACGCTTCCCCGGGGGCTTCAGCGGGCTGCACGGCGTCTTTGACGACATCGAGCAGCGAGCGCGTGGGCTCTTTAACGTCCGTGGCGGTTGACGCGGCCGCCGTATCGTCACCCGCTTGCGCGGCAGAATCTTGGACCTGACTTTCGGCTACGCCTCCGGTCGGGATTTCGGTGTCCGTGGCGGGCGATGCCTCGGTGTCTCGCACAGTCATGTGCTACGCCCTTTCTTGCTGGTCAATGTTGCCTGATGTCGGGAGATAAATCAACTCGTCTACGCAGCGGGGACGTTTGCCTGCTGGTCGGTGGGGGCGGGAGCGGTGTCGGCGGGGCCACCGGCGGTCGCGTTCTGGTCCTGTGGAGCGTTGTCCGCGCCCTGTGCGCCCTGGGTGTTGGGATCGGTCGCGGGGTCGCCGGTGCCCACCTGGGACTGGCGGTTCATGCTGGTGATCGAGGGCAGGCCGTAGGTCATCGCCTCCTCGAGGTCGATGCGCGGGTCGAGTAGCTTGAGGATGTGCTTGCCGATCCACTCGGGCGTGATGCCCGGGATCTGCAGCAGGAAGGGCAGGGCCTTCTCGGCGTTCGCCAGGTCCCGCGCGCGGTTCGGCCGGCCCGACGAGCCCGCCTCGATGTCGAGGTAGATGTCCTCGGCGATGTCCTCGGGGTTCAGGTCGGGCCACACGGCGCCGGGGCCGGCGACGCGGGCCACGGTTTCGGCCGACATCTCGCGCAGGAGGATCTGGCTTGACAGCCGTGCGATCACCGACAGGAAGTCGTCGAGCTCGTCGGTGTCCGACGACGCCGATTCCAACCGGCTGTTCTCGGCGATCGACGTCTCGGTGGCGCTGTCGCCTGAGGTGCCGCCGAGATTGGCCTCCTGGGCGCCCACAACGAGCGTCATGAAGTTCACGTCGGTCCCGGTCTCGTAGAGGTTCGGGTCGACGCCCACCTTCGGGAACGGCTGGAAGACCTTGCTGACGTCCTCGCCCTGGTCGAGCTTGATCTCAATCAGGTCGTGGGCCTGGGCGTTGGCGAGGGACTTCTGGTCGTCCTCCTCCAGCGCGCCGGTGCGCGTCAGGTACAGCGGCCGCGCGGCGATGCGCGCCTGGCGGATGGCCTCGGCCTTGCGGTTGATCTCGCGCTGGATCGGCCGCAGCAGGCGAACGTCGCTCTCGGGGAAGATCTCGCCTTCCTCCTCCAGCGCGTTGAAGACCAGCGGGATCCAGGGGAAGAAGGTCTCGAGGTAGCGCAGGGGCGGCGGCGCCGGCGGAACCAGGAACCCGGCGTAGCCTTCGCAGAGCGTATAGACGACACCGTCGGCGCGGTCGTAGACCTCCCAGACCTTGGCGAGCTTGCCGGCGCTGTCGGTGCGCGCCTCGGCGAAGTTGCCCTGGCGGTTCTCCTGGTAGGACGTGAAGCAGTCGCCGATGTCGACCTGATAGGTCTTCTTGATCTCGTCAGGCGAAAGCATGAACCACTCGCTGACGCGGCGCGAACCCGGGAACCCGGGGGCCAGCAGCTTGCAGTTCTTGTCCGGCACGATGCGCATGGGCGCCGGATAGTCCAGCACCAGGCCCTCGCGCACGATGCGGTCGGGGTCGCTCTGCACGGTCGACGTGACCACTTGCAATTCAGCCGACCGGGCGGACTGGTCGTCGAACTTGTCGTCGGTCTGGTCGGCCAGCAGCTGCTCGGCGGTCGCCACTTGGGGCGTGATGTCGGGTAGGCGGTACTCGGTGTCCGGCCGCTTCTCCAGCTGGCGCTGGTAGCCCAGCTTGACGTAGCCGACGGCGGTGATCACCGTCCGGCGCACCAGCTGCTTGGCCTGGGTCTTGAACGGCGGCTGCTGCTCCTGCAGCGCGTGCTCGAGCAGGATCTCCAGGGTCTTGCCGACGTTGTCCAGCATCTGCCGGCGCTGCAACGTCGTCTGGATGTCGGTGAGCAGCGAGACGACTTCCGGGGGCGGGGGCATGCCGGTCTGCTGCGCCGCGGCCATGGCCTGGGCGGCGTTCTGCAGGGTGGCTTCCTTGCCATCCCACAGCTTGAAATCGAGGGTCTTGCGCCGGGTGGCGACGAAGGTCGGGTCCTTGGCGTAGAGCGAGGCCACCCGCTGCTTGATGTGGCGCTGAGTGATGTTCACCTTGGACCGCTCGTCGTCGACCTTCTCGGCGGGCAGCTGGGTGCGGACGAACTTCATGTCCGCGCGCATGCGCTTGAAGGACGCCTCCCACTTCTTGTCGTCCTCCTTCACGGAGGCCAAGATGTCGGCGGCCAGGGCCTTCTGATCGGGCGGGACGTCGGGCTCGCCGCGCTGGATGCCGCTGGTCGCGGGCTGGGCGGAGCCGTAATCGGCGGGGGGCTGTTGAAACATCAGAGGCTCGCCATGTTGATGCGCCGGCGCTCAGCCTTGGACTGGTCCTTGGCGGCCTGCTTCACCCACGCGAAGCTGCCTACGCGCGGGCCGGTGTTGACGGTTTCCGGCTTGGGCGGGGCGTACATCGCCCCCAAGCCGCGGCCGATGGTGGAGAGCGCGTCGACGAAGTCATCGTGAGCGGCGCGAGGGAATTTCAGCAGTTCGTCCCGGGCGTCTTGGTACCAGGACGCCTTCTTGGGGAAGTAGACCATGCCCATCGCCATGCGGCCTTGGATCGCGGCGGCCTTCTTCACCTTGTCGGTGTAGGCATTGACCTTGGAGTGGCCGAGATAAACCTTCCGCTCGCGCATCCGCTTGCGCAGGAAGGGCCCGATCGACTTGGTGATGTGGTCGTCTTCCGCCCACCAATAGGCCGGCTTCCATTGGGCGATCATGTCGATCAGCTTTTCGACCACCACGTCCGACGGGGACCGGCGCCAGTAGCAGTCGAGCAACCAGATGTTGTCGTTCTGGTCGACGCCGGCAACCAGGATACAGGTCCGATCGTTCTCCTGTTTCTGGGCCACGGCGTGGTCGCTCGCCATGTAAATCCGCAGCTTGTCCAGCGGCGGCCGCTCGTCGGGCAGGTACTCCCGCAAGTGCTCTGCCTTGAAGAAGTCGCCGTCATCCGGCGTCGGCCGCTGCTGGTAAAGGGCGTTGAAGCCCCGCGGGTTGCGGCGCTTGAACGAGAGCAGATAGTCCAGGCCAAAACGCGACGGCCAGAGCGGCGCGCCGACCGCGCGGCCCAACACGTCGTTCTCCTCGGCCAGGGCGGGGATATTGAATACCTTCCACTGGGCCGCCTCGTCGGCGGAGTAGTGGGGGTTCTTGGGGTCGATCAACCTGCCGACGGGGTCGTCTTCATGCCAGCGGGTCATGATCAGGATGATCCAGCCGTTGTCGTCCATCAGGCGGCTGAACACGTCGTTCAGCAGCCAGGTCCACAGCTGGTTGCGGATCGTGGGGCTGTCGGCCTCGTCGGAGTTCTTCAGCGGGTCGTCGATGACGATGCCGTGGCCGCCGCGCCCGGTGACCGAGCCGCCCCGGCCCACGAAGAACAGGTTCCCGCCCTGTTCGGTCTGCATGCGGTCGGCCGCCGCGGAGTTCTTCTTTAGCGAGACCGCCGGGAACACCTGCGCATAGGCCGGCGTCTGCATCAGATCGCGCACAGAACGGCCGCCGTCGTCGGCGAATTCCTGGTTGTAGGTGCCGAAGATGAAGCTGGAATAGGGGTTGCGGCCTGCGCACCAGGCCAGGAACCGGCGCGAGACGAGCTCGGTCTTCCCGTGGCGAGGTGGAAACGTGATGATCAGGCGCTTCAGCCGGCCGGCCTCCACCTCCTGCAGCGTCGCCGCCAGGGCCCGGTGGAAGTATTGGGCGTCGTACCGGCTGCGCGATGCGTCATCCGGGTCTGCCGGATCGGGCATGGTCAGCCGCGTGAATTCGATCAGGTCGTCGCGCGACTGCTTGGCGGCCAGCAGCCGCTCCACCGACCGCAGCCGGCGGATCCGCTCGTGATCGACAAGGGCTTCGCTCAAGGGGCGGCCTTCCGCACCCGGGCGCGGGGCGGCGGCCGCACGGCCTCGCGCACTTCGTGGAGCAGGACAGCGACATTCGCCAGGCGTTCGTCCAGAACCTTGACGGCGGTGGCTACCGCGTCGACTTTCGCTGACGTGTCGTGGCGATCCGTCGAGCAAGAGGAGGAATCGCGTTGCAGCGACGCGACATTTGCCTCGAGGGTGTTGACGGCCGTGGTCAGCTTCAGGACCATCTGAACGGTCCAGGCCAGCACCGCGGCCACGATCGCGATCGCGCCGTAGGCCAGGGCCTGGAAGAAGGCGGCGAATTCCATCATCGCTCCCTCGCGATGACGCCGTAGCCCCGGTTACCGGTGGCGTTCCCCGCCAGCCCGGCGGCGCCACGGTAAGGGCCGTAGCCCGGCTGGCCCGCGCCGCCGCCGCTGCTGCCCGCATTCGCGCCGCCAGCGCCCCCGGCGTTGCCAAGCCCGGCCGCGCCCGAAGCACCAGAATTGCCCCCCGCGGAGCCGTTCAAGTTGATGTCGCCGCCGGCCGCCGTGCCGCCGTTCTGGCCGGATCCGCCACTCGCGGTGATCACGGCGCCGTTGGGCAGGGTGAAAGAGGTGTCGCCAGCCGCGGCGATGACGACCGCCACGCTCTGCCCTTGGGCGAGGTAGGCGACCTTCTGGACGTGTGCGCCCGAACCCGGGCCGTAGCCCCCGCCACCGTTGCCGGCGCCGTCCGCACCCCAGCCCACCAGCCGGTACCAGCCGTTCTTCGGGCAGGTCCATGTGAAGGAGCCGGGCGGAAAGGTCGCCACATAGGGCGAGATCCGGCGATCCCGGGCAGGGCTCAGGCCGCGCTGCAGGGTGGGGTTCGCCTGTGCCATCTTAGGTCGTGGCCGTGCCTTCGGACTTGGTGACGCCGGACAGCGCCGGCGACGTGAAGTCTTCGCCCTGGCCACAGACCACGAAGCCGGACGCGAACACCGCCGCCAGACCGGCCCACAGCTGTTGGTTCGGACCCAGGCGCAGGCGGTTGTCGACCGACCACTTGGCCGATTGGTATTCGACGATGTCCGCGGTCGCGCTGATGGTTACCGTCGGCACGGCGATAGCGTCGATCGGCAGGGCGGCCGAGCCGTCCGGCGAGATGTAGAAATCCACGCGGTTCGCGGTGGCCACGGTGTCGCCTGGCCGGACCCAGAGACGGTCGATCCAGGCGCCCTCCGCGGGCGCCGTGTAGAGCAGCACTGCGTTGGTCACGCCCGACCGGGTGGTCTTGGCGGCGGTCACATTCACCTGGAAGCTGAAGTTCTTCTGGGCGAAAATAGGGTCGCGGGAGGCGGACATGGGGCTTCTCGGGCGGGGTTAGCGGGCGAAGGCCACGCGACGATTGTGAGCGCCACGGGCGGCGAGGGCGGTCAGGTCGACCACGTCGGCCTTGGCGGTGGGGTCGAAGTTGCCGGCGGTCCACGGCGCGGAGCCGTTCAGGGTGATCGTGCCGACGACATTCAACCCGCCTCCGCCACCGACGCCGTCGTCAACGGCGACCTCCCAGGCGTTGGCCGTGGCGAGCTTGCGGGCGACCAGCGCAGGTTTGCCGGCGGCATAATCGGACGGCTTGAGCAGGAGGTAATCGCCCGCGGCCGTGGCGGCGCCGACAGTGACCGTCTGCTTGGCCGTGAAGACGTTGGCGCCGGCCAGCGGCGCGCGCAGGTTGATCTGGGTCTGCAGGGCGGCGGTGTCGATGTTGACGCTGATGGCGCCCGTCTGCAGGGCGGCCAGCACGTAGGGCATCAGGTCGAAGATCTGCTGCCACTTGCCCGCCGCCAGGTCGGTCGCGAAGGCCGACGCGGACGTGTGGTTCGACAGGCTGCGGTAGAGCAGGTTGTTGGTCCACACGGCGTCGTTGATGACGTAGGCGTGGCCGGCGGCCCAGGTCCCGATCGAGCGCAGACCGATGGTCAGGGCAGCGGACAGCTGGTCCGGGCCGACGCTGCCGTTGGCGAGGGCGCCGTCGCTGCGTTGAATCAGGGCAGCGTTGACGATGAGCGCCGCGGTCGTCTGGGCGATCGCGTCGAACTCGTTATCCAGGGAGACCCCGGGCTGCTGGTCGTTCGGGTGGTTCGCTTCGTGGTTGGTGAAGCTGTAGCCGCGGGCGTAGGCGGGGGCGGCGGTCATATGAGCGTGCCGCCGTCGTCGCTGGCGTGGTAGGCCGCGCAGGCATCCAGCCCGGCCAGGACGCGGTCGCTGGGCGGGCCACGGTCAAGACCCACGAATACGCGACCCCGTAGTGGGGGCAGGGGGGCGCTTAGCATTGCAGCCAAACGGCTCTGGTCGGCGTCATTCCAGCCTTCGTCACCCGCCGGCTTCCCCGCACCCACACGGCTCAGCGGGGGCTGCGCCTTGTCGGCTTGGCGGAAGGCGTCATGGGCGGCCGGGTGGAGCACGGGGCGGTCCTTCGTAGGGTGTCTGGCGATAATACCCGACATGACCTACAATGGCAAACAACCCCATCTGTCGAAAATTGCTCGGCTTTCTCGGAGCGTGGGGTAGTCAATAGGGGTTGTGCACGTAGACCCCTCCCCGGGGGGCGGGGGCCAGGGTCGAGGCTCGAGGCCAGCCCGTCCGCCCCCTCCCGCCCTGATCTAGTCTTACTGACACTCAGTCATGCGGGCCTAAGCCCTTGAATTTCTTGGCGTGCGATCAGGGCAGGGTGGTCTTGTCGGGCGTTACGTCGCGCATTTCGGGGGGCCGGGGGGAAGATCCGCGCAGCCTGGCCGCTTCGTCCGCTAGCTCGGCAAGAGTCAAGTCACCCAAGGGTTTGTCGCCCGTCGGCCGCTCGTCTTTGGGGGGCTGGATACGGTCGAGAACGCCCAGCGCCAGCTTAGCCTTGACGGCGCCCGGCGCGGCAGGGTCGCCCAGGACTTGCATGATGACCTGGAGGGCGAGCGGCGCGGCTTCCCCCTCTAGCCGGGCCTGGGTCGCCGCGACTAAAGCCTTTCGCACCGTTGGGTGGCGCATGAGCAGGGTTCCGGCGCGCTTCGGCTCGTCATAGCCGCACGCCTTCGCCGCGTCTTCGGGGGCTTGGCGAGCAATTAGGCAATCGACGAACAACGCCCAATTGGCCGGGAGCTCGGAAACGATCAGGGCAGGGGGGCGGGTCATGGGGCGCGAGTGTATTTGACAAGCGGCTGATTGCCAAATCCGGGATTATCGGAAATGTAGCGGTCGCTACAAATCCAGGTGTTATGTTGTAACACTAGATAGTCCCAAAACGGGACGAGATTGCCTATTGTCGGGCGACAAAACGCTTGCGTGCTACAAAGTGTAGTGTATAGGGTGGCGTTACCAACAACGGAGGCTAGAACATGAACCCGCCACCATCGGCCCGCTGGGTCATCACTGAAGTGCAGTCTGTGCTCGCCATTCGCGAGATCGAAGCCGCGGACGAAGACGCGGCCCTTGAAGCGTTCTGGCGCGGAGAAGGGCGAGAGGTTGGCCGCGATGGCGAGGTGACCTCGTCGCAACTCGTGTCGGTCGAGCGGAGCGAAGCATGATCGCCCGGACCCTCCGCCTCGCCGGCGAATTCATCCTGACCGCTGCAGCGTTCGCCAGCCTGGCCGGCGCCGTGATCATCATTGGCGCGTTTGTCGCGCCGGGCCTGTAGGCCATAGACGGGAGACTGACGACATGAGCACCCAAGATGCCCCCACCCACTACGACGACGTGATCGACAGCCGCGACGTCATCGCGCGTATCGAAGAACTTGAAGCGGCCCTCGAAGGCGATGACGCGGCGGAAGACCCGGACCCCGCCGACGTGCGCGAATTGGCCGTCCTGCGCGCGTTGGCGGAGGAAGGCGCGGATTACGCCACCGATTGGGAATACGGCGCGCAGTTGATCCGAGACAGTTATTTCGTGACGTACGCGGAAGAGCTCGCGGACGACATTGGCGCGGTCAAGCGCGACGCGCCCTGGCCCTGCAATTTCATTGATTGGGACGCCGCGGCCGACGCCCTCAAAGAGGATTACACCGAAGTCAACTTTGACGGCGTCGCCTACTGGGTCCGCTAGCCAAGCGCGCCGGCCAACCGCCCCGCCCGCATCGCCGGGACCTACGGGGCGGAACGCCCGCGCGCTTGGCGCGAGATTTTGGAGGGCGGGCAGATGCACGCTTATGACGTCGAATTCACAGACACCTTCGGGGGCGAAGCGAATTATGCATGGGTCCGCCGCGCCAGGATCCAGGTTCCTGAGTGGCCGCATTTCAAGGGGTGGGATGGAAACGGCCGCGTTGAGCCGCGCGGGTACAAGCGCGAGCTCATGCGCCGCGCCAAGGCCGCGGTCGGGCTCACTGGCGTTCGAGGCGAGACGTGCGAGATTGGCGACATGATCGAATTCCGCCCCTACCGCTCCGCAACGGTCCTGTTTGTGAATTGGGCCGGCGATCAGTGATCCGCGCTGCGCTCGCCTACGCACTTTCGATCCTGCCTGCGCTCATAGTCGCAGGGATCGGCCTTGCGGCCCTCGCGCCTACGTGGTGCGTTGCGTGGCTGCTATCGGGAGGTCCGAAATGATCCGCGCCATCCTAGCCTATATCCTGTCGATCCTGCCGGCCTTGATCGTGGCGGCGCTCGTGGTGTGGCGTCCGCCATGAATTAATACTTGACAGTCTCCACGAGACGCCTTCCCTTGCACACGGGGCTTCAACACCCCTCGTGTGCAGTGGCGGTCGCCCCGATAGGCTCCCGCATCAAAGTCCAGGGTCCTCACGCGCATGTCCAAGGCGCGAGCCTAAAGGCGTGGGGGCACGACCACTGCCGTGTGTTGAAACCCTGGGCGACGGCGACCCTTCAACAGGTCCCGCGCTCCAACTCTGACGCAGTGGAGCAAACCATGCATACGATCACGATCGTTGATTCCATCCCCTCGCACTCGGCCGCGTACAAGGCCGCACTTACGTGGGAGATCCGCCAGGCCCTGCCCAAGGTGACCCTGGACATTCACACGCCGATCCTTCCCGAAGCCCACCACCTCCGTAAGATCGAGGTTCAGGGAGGTCCGGATGTCTCGGACGTCCTGGACGCGATGTGCAACGTCATTCGCTCCTGGGCGCTCACGGGCGAGCTCATGACGCCCTTGCACGTCGCCTAGTCCAATAGCCCGACCCGTCACCGTTCCGCGGTGGCGGGTCCCTATTGGCCCGCGGCGTCATCCAACGCCCATAGCCGCGCCTTTATCGGCCCCAACTGCGCCACCACCGCATCCCCATGGGCCATCAGATGCGCTCGCGCCTGTATGCGTTCGGTGTGCATCCAGCCAAAGCTCCGCTGGCCCTCATCCAGCGCAGGTTTGCCGGCGGTCAATGCGTCCAACTGCACGCACATGAACAACCCGGCGAGGTCATAGGCGTTGCCGCTCGTCTTCTGGACCAGCTTGGCGACCGCATGGAAGGTGGGCGACTGCCAGCCGGGCACGGCGGGGCGATAGCCAAACTCCTGCTCCAAGATGCCAAGCGCCTTAGCGTCGCGCCACCACCGCCGAAACATAGCCTCACCGCCCCCACGTGCTCCTTGGAGCCGGTGAGCCTATGCCGCCCCTGCCGTGCTGTCGAATCTCCTTGGGGCCAGCCGTACCGCCACCCCGACGCAAAGAGACCCGCCAGGCGGAGGGACCTGGCGGGTCTCGGGGCGAGCGTGAAGCTCAAGCCCGACGGCGCGACCGTGACGAGGGGTCGGCCATTGCCCGGAGAATGTAGCCGATAGGGGGCTGCGTGGCAACCGGGTTGCCGGGTGGGCCCGCAGGCCCCCTACGTCTCCTTGGGCAGGGGGCGTCCGCGCCAGCCCAATTTCTCGGCCTCGCGCGTATACCCGGGCCCCAGCGCATCACGCCCACCCGCCTATCGTGTGCGCCTCTTTATATACTGATATTTTTTATCACCTTAAATTAGAAACAAACGGACTATAGGACTTAAGATTGATTTTGTTGAACAATCCTGGGACTTCTCCCTGGCCTAACCGCCCCTGATTGGGTCTATTAGTCCGCCTTGCGGCCCCTACACGGTCGTGAGGGGCACGACGCCAAGCATTTCCTTAATCTTGGCGGCCGCCTGGAAATCCTCCGGCTCAAGCTCTCGGGCCCATGTCTCGGCCAAAGTCCGCTGCGAAACGGACTGAAAGTCCAGCCCGCGGTCCAAATTTTCGGCCTCTAGTCCACTTCCCCCCTGCCCCTTTGGTCCTAAAAACACACCTCGAACCCACAATTCCACCTTGCTCGTGCCGACGTTGACGCGGTTTCGGCCGTCCCTTTTGTCGGGCAGCACGAAGCCCGCAAGCTCCAGCGCCTTGCGCGTGTCGGCGTAGGAGAGCGGGCGCGCGCCGCGCACCGCCCATTCCCGGGCCTCGGCTACCCCGATCACCTGGCGCTTCGCCCAGTCCCCGTTCGTCGCCCGGCCGTAGATGCGCGCCGCCCCATCGGGCAGGGTCTCGATCATCATGGCCGACTTGGCTTCGGTCACCAGGCGGCACTCGTAGGGGTCGAAGGCGGCTTGGAGACGACGGGCCCGCACCCACTCGCCGGCGATGTGGTAACCGCTCATGGAGCCGTGCTCTGTGTCCTCGTCGAAGTCCATGAACGCCTTGACACGGTCGCGGAGCTCCTTGGGCATGCGGGCCTCGCGGGCGTGCAGGATCGCGAAGCGACGGTCCTCGAGCTCCAGCTGCAGCGCGTCCGGCTTGTTCGAGGTCATAACCCAGCAGTGCGAATTGGGCACCTCAAAGCGCGCCAGGCCCTTGGGGTTGACCGACAGCGACCCTGCCCCAGAGGCCACCAGGTCCTTCAGCTTGTCGTACAGGTCGCGCTTGTGGAAGCTGGGGACCTCGGGGACCAGGATCACCTGCTTGACCGCCCAGTCGGCGTTGAACTCCGATTCCAGGCGGGCCGGTTCGATCGACTGCATGTTCTCGCGCCCGACGACGCCGTAGCGCAGGATCTTGAGCACGGTGTCCTTGCCGACGCCCTGGGTGCGGGAGAACAGCACGGGCGCCCACTGCACCTTGCGGCCGGGGTTCTGGGCGATGAAGGTCATCCAATCCAGGAACAGCGTCCGCTCCTCCTCATTGGGCAGGACGTGCTCGAAAAGCTCCTCCATCAGCGCCGCGGCGGCCGGCGGGACCTCCATGCCCGAATAGGGCCGCGAGGGCGGGTTGTAGAGGTTGAAAATCCAGTCGCCTGGTCGACCCGGACGCGCGAACAATTTGGGCTTGGCGGGCATGTAGGTGAGCGTCTGCACCATCAGGGCCTGGCCCTTCAGGATGTTGTGGGCGCTGGACGCCTTGGGCTTATCTTTGGCTACGACTGGCGTCTGCGCCGCCCACGCGGCCATGCGCCGCTCCAGATCCTGCGACGTGGCCCGCTGCCCTTCGCGGCAGTCGTTGAAGGTGTCCACCTTCATGACCGCGGAATCGCGCGTGCGCACCCACTCACGGGTCGGCTCGCGATAGACGAAGGCCGGCAGGTCGATCACTTCACCATCGGGCGTGACGATGTCGGTCGATTCGTCGGGTGCGGACACCCTATGGCCGACATCGACGACGTCGAAATCGAACCGTGCGCGGCCAAACTGCCCGCCCGATTTCTCGTCGGCCATGGCCGCGAGCTCACGGAAGCCGATCCGGTAGGGCGGCTTGAAGCTGTCCCACTTCTGCCGGGTGATCTCGGGGTCATAGCGAGACGACGTCGAGGACCAGGCGTCGAACAGGGCGAAGCCTTCTTCGCTTCCGCCTGTGGCCGCCTTGGTCGCGACGCAGATCTTGATCCATTCGTCGTAGCTGATCATTCCGGGACGCCCCCTTGCTCGATTAGGTGAAGGATCGCCTCCCGAGCGCGAGAGAACCCCGCTCCTTGTTCCGTGAAAAGCGTTTGCCGCGCTTCGCGAGAAGCGTCAGACCCACCCTTCGCGATGGCGGTGCTATAGCGAACCTGGGCGTCAATCCGGGCGCCGGTGTACGCCGTCAAGATATTTTGCACCGCCCGGCGAGTGGCCCGGTTGCACTTGCTCATTCCTCATTCCCCATCAGCTGCAAAGCCCGCTCGACCTCGTCCAACGAGGGAGCCTCCAGGCCGTCCTGGTCCACATCGCCGCCGGCGCCGTTCGCACCCTTGGCGTTCTCGATGATCTCGCCGTCGAAGATGTTCTCGACCGACCACGCGACCAGTTCGAAGAACCGATCAACCTCGTCGGGCGTGATCTCGGCCAGGCCGTCCACGCCGACGTCCGCGGCGGACACGCCCCCTGCCCAGTGATAGGGCGCCAACGTCTTGGGGTGGATCCCCTCGACGACGTACTGCTGGCCGTCGCCCAGCAATTCTACAGCGTGGAGGGTCCAGCCAACCCGCCCTGGATCAGCGTCAGGACCGGCGCCGCCGAGACCTCCTTGATCCAATAGGTCATCTTCCCCTCGATCTCGATCCCGTGCAGGACCAGGTTCGCGTCCCGGGGCAGGCAGCGCAGTTCGAGCAGGCAGACGGAACGCCAGCCGTCGCTTCTTAAAGCCTGCTCCAGCATAGATCCGAAGTCGCCTGGCTCCCCGACCGAAACGGGTGGGGGCGAGACCAAGCTCAAGTGCGGCGGTGATGTCGACGGCATCGGCTAACTCCACGTCCTCAATGTCAATGTCCAGACCAGGGAAGACCCTGCCCTGTAACCCGATGCTCGAACCCCACGTAGACCATAGGGCCACGTCAGATTCGGTCGTTTCGTGCTGGGCCCAATTCGCGAAGCCCACCCATTCGGAGCCTCGTCGCTTCCCAGGCACTTTGCCCCGCGAAACCTCCAGGTTCGCTTTCGCTTTGGAGGCAGCGCTGATGGTTGCACCGGGTGGTAGTATTGGCAACAGTTCTGTCGTGAACCCTGCCTTGGAATAGGCGTCGAACGCCATCTTGGGGTCTCCCGGGGCACCGCAGACGGTGCGTTATCGGGCCTGGCGCCCGGTTTATGGGTAATAGAGGGTTACAGGTCGGTGCGGCGTTGGGTCGCGGGCGGCAATAAGCTTCACTGGACCGCTGCGGCTTTGGCGTCACGTCGGCATGTAGCCTACACGAGGTGGCGTGTGGGCGACAGGGCTACGGTGCGTCGGCGGGATTGGAGGGAGACAGGGCGGCTCGGGCAGCTTGGATCGCGGCGGCCGGTGTTTCCCCGGTGGCGACTTCCGTCCACTCTTGGTCACTCCGTCCTCCAGACCTCCGCCAGACCGTCCAGACGCCTTCCTCCTCTATGTCTGGGTAGCGGAAGGCCAGCTCAAGGTCTCGATGATCGGCGAGCCACGTCATCTCCTCGCTCACGACGGGGGAGCGGGTGTTCCAACGGTGGATCGCGGCGGCAAGCGTCGTCTCCGTGATATCTGCGCCGCATTCAACGCAAGTCACATGGGGCTTCAGCTTGGTCCCCGGATGCTGCTGCGCTTCGGCGGACCCTTCGCAGAACGGGCAGGGTTTGAGGTCAGCCATTGGATCGCCCCGCGTTGTAAGCTGCATATGCCGCTCACCCTCCCCATCCTGACGGGAGAGGACACCTTCAGAGCCCTCCCGTTGGAGGGTGGTGGAGAAGGCGGCGTCGATCTCCTTCAGAAGCTCCCGCCCGTCCGAATGCTCGTGAGCGTCCAGGGCGTCGGTGACGTACCAGCGCGCTCGGGTGAGAAGGTCGCGCATGGTGTCGGCCCGCGCGCACTCGTCGGCGGCTAGGCGTTGGAGGTCGAGACGGGCAGCGTTTTCGGCCTTGAGAAGCGCCTCCTGGCCCACGATGGCGTTGGCGGCGTCTGCGAGGATATCGCGGGTATCCGCGATGATCCCATATTCTTTGATGACCAAGCGCTTGAGTTGGTCCCGCGCGGCGATGATCCGTTCAGCTAGGGCGCTCATGCGACCTCCTGCGGTTCGGGCTTGGGTTCGGGCACGCCAAGCTCTTGCAGTGCTTGCTTGACCCCGGCCTTCGTCCGACCGCCCTTCTCGCGCATCCCCAGCACGGCAGTCTTACCGACCGCGCCGCGCCCAGCGTTGAGCTTCTTGCCCTTGTGCTTGTTGGCTTCCTTCCCGCCGACATGCATCTCGTCGATCTCGACGAACCCGCGAAGGACGGTCGGATCGTTCCCGCAGGCTTCGCGGAGTCGCTGAAGCATGAACCACGCGGACTTCTGCGTGACCCCGATCTGCTTCGCCAGTTGAAGGCTGGAAATGCCCTTCCGGGCCGTGACCAGCAGATACATGGCGTAGAGCCACTTGTGCAGCGGGATATGGCTGCGCTCGAAGATGGTCGCGGTGCGAACGGTGAAGTCCGTCTTGCAGGCGTTGCAGCGGTAGTAGCCGCCCTTGCGCGTGGTGATCCGCTTGGCCTCGTCACAGGCCGGGCAGAC